CAATAGGGCCTACGTTACCTTGTAGTCCTTGAGAACCCTGCGCACCAACTGCGCCCTGTGCTCCGACTTCACCAACATTACCTTGAATACCTTGGTCACCTTGATTACCCTGCGCACCTTGTGCTCCAATTTCACCAACATTACCTTGGATGCCCTGAACTCCAGTACTACCTTGAGCGCCTTGAGCACCAATCTCTCCAACGTTACCCTGAAGACCTGTAGCACCAATTGCCCCTTGGACACCTTGGACACCGATAGGGCCTACATTACCTTGTAGTCCTTGAGAACCTTGAGCACCCTGAGCACCCTGTGCTCCAATCTCTCCAACATTACCCTGAAGTCCCTGAGCACCCTGAGCACCTTGTTCACCCTGTGCTCCAATTTCTCCGACGTTACCTTGGATACCTTGGTCACCTTGAGGGCCTTGTTCTCCTTGGTTACCGCGTTCACCGACATTACCTTGGATACCTTGGACACCAGTGATACCACGAACACCCTGAGGCCCAATCTCTCCGACATTACCCTGAGAACCTTGGGTACCAATTGCCCCTTGGACACCTTGGACACCAATAGGGCCCTGCGGCCCGATGATTCCTTGAGCACCCTGAGAACCAATTTCCCCCTGACCACCTTGAGGGCCCTGCGGCCCCGTATCACCAATCTGAGTGTTCTCGATAGTGTAGTTAATTAAATCAATCTCATACTGTAAATTGATGGTATTTGAGTTTAATGTCGTGAGAATAGTATCATGTTGCGTGACGCGTGAATCCAGAAAACTAATATTGTTCTGGTTGTCAAGAACAGTTTGAACATTCAATCCATTTAGGTAAGTGCCAACTGAACTATCAATGTAATTAGAAATAAATTCTGGGGTAATAGTACCCGCTGCGCTCATATCAACAAGCGAGAACATCTCTTGAAAGTTCGCATTGATTTTAGCAGAGGCGTCTCTTAGAGTATCACCTTTCCCGTCATTAACCGAGGTGCCTGTATTAATAATTTGCCGAGTCATTGTGCTCTATTTCCTTTTTTATTATCCACCGCCTTCACCCGCATCCATAGTTTCGTAGGTCTGTGACGCATCCAATCCACCATCGTCTAGTGTAGGTGGTTTAACACCAACCCACTCTGCGACACTATCGTTGAAGTCGTCTACAATCTGTTGAAGAGTTATACCGTCATATTTCTCTAGAGTTTCTAAAGAACTTATAAGTATACCTTCTCCGGCGTCTTTCTGTGCTTGAGTTCTCGCATCTACTGGGTCATTCTCTTCCATAACAAGTAAAGAGTATGTGGGTCGTAGGTCTACGTCTATGGGTGTTGTCTGTATTTCAATAGCATAACTAGGTATTTCTAGTGGGTCTGTTGTATCCCCCGCTTTCAAATAAACTTGTGCTTCACTTAATGTCTGTACTTCCGCAGAAAGGTACCATCCAGCGGGGTGTACCATTTTCTTATAAAAACTTTGATAATCGTCTAATGACATACCTGTTTTCAAAAGAATTGAGAATATCTGATATTTTCTATCGTCCTGAATATACTTCAGAGACTTAGGCCCTATTAAAGAGTTGCCCGGTCTGTCATTTAAAATGAATATGTTATTCTTAGGGTACACGACCTCAACATCCTCGTCAAAGAATGCTTTAAAGAATTCATTCACCGATAACACAGTACCTTTAGCGCGATAGAAGTCTGCCAGTAATCGAGTCATCAACCTAGCGTCTTGCTGTGGATGAAATGATTCTCTTGTCAACCCATCACTTATCTCTGATATTAAAGTATCTAGGTCTATTAGGTTAACGTGCGATATATCACGAGCATTAAACAAATCATAAATCTGTTCACTGAATGTTGCTAATCCCTGTTCTTCCTGATACTCATAGTACTTCTCAAGAAATTCTACTAATCTTGGATATTCGCTTTGATAGAATTCAGGAAGTACACCCTTTACTATGGGAGCGTGGAAACTCGGTCGATAAATTTCCTTTCCAATAATTTGTGCCATTATAGAGAGACCCTAGTTGTACCATCATCTAATACAGCCTCTGTAGTTGATAATGATTTGTCTAGTGATATCACATAGTTACGTAAAGGTTTTACTGTACTCTGGTTAGCAGGTGTAGCACTTACTTTAATAGAACCGCCAACATAAGAATCTTTATCGATTGACAACGCAATCAGGGATACCTTACCTTTAGCTGGGTCATACGTACCGATGTTATCTATTTTAACTATATTATTCAGATCAACTAACTGTAGTCGAGTAGAACCTAGTTTGTTTTTAATGCTAACATTCTGTCCCTGCCACTTAAATCCAGTAGACGTTATGATATAGTCATCATTATCTGGGTTAGCTAATATAACTGGGAAGTTTAATGTCCAGTTTCTGGTTATTTCCGAAACAAGTTGACCTGTCGCGGATTCGATTGCCGCAATTTCTGTGGAGACTGGAATACGTTGCTGTAATTTAACATCCATTCTAGAGTTGATTATGTACTCTGATATTTTATCAATTTCAGTCAATAAGTTAGAACGTCTAAATGTAGAGTTAAACTTCTCTAAATTAGCTGACACAAAGTCATCTACGATGACATTCACCAATGCTTGAAGAGTTTCGACAGAAGAAATGTTTTTGGTCTGGTCTACTTGGAAAACTGTGCGCAATTCGAGGTATGTGGTTTCTGGGTCAACAAACTCAGTGTCGATAGACATAATAGATAACTTAGAAGTTAAGTTGTCTTTAATACTACCCTTAACAGTTTCTTGAGCAAACTCACTGATACCGTCAATAAAATTAAGACTTACAAATACCTTACCGTACTGTGGAGGTTCGTTATCGTTACCACCCCAACAGAAAACATCCTTGATAAAAGGTGAAAATTTCTGGGATATTAATGTACTATAGTCATTCGCAGTAACCAATCTTTGCTGTGAAGTAAACCCACGAGGTGCGTTCAACTTAATTGACGAAGTAGTTTCTCTTGCAGAACCTCCATTAGCTGGAGTAATCGTGGTAACATTAACTGAGTAAAAGTTACTCAAGTAACTAATTTGTGCCGTAGAGAATACAGACGCACCATTAGGTTCCGCCCCTCGTGAGGAACGGTACTTTATTTGTATACGGTTACCCGCAATAGGACTACTGCCTAGGATTCTACCACCACCAAAATAAATCTCATAGAACCCATTGGATGACTCACGCAACATAAAGATGTGAGAATTTCTATCAATAGTAGATACTTTGTCAATATTAGTGTAATTTAAACTATCTACACCAGTCCAGTCGCTAAACACTTGGACTTCCATACTGTCTGTATCAATCGTTGCGTCTTCAATAACATATACGTTATCGTCAGAAGCGTTACCTACTAAGAAGTTCTTAGTTTTAATTTCACCTTCATAAACGGTTATAAGTTCACTACCTGCTGCCGTCTGGAATATATACTGGTCACCTGACTTTCTAGAAGTATATTCGCTGGGCGTTTTAAATGAATATAGTATATCATCATACTGAGCAAATAATTCTGTACCTTTCGGTAAGGATATAATATCAGGCCCGTTGGGAATAACTACTGATATTTTAACTTCAGCAGATGACGCAGTTCGAGATTTAGGTACATACCCTAAAAGTTCCGCATGGTTAACCACCGAAGTACGAAGTTGTGCCGTAGTGATGAATGACTCATTGATAGCCATATTAGCAATCAGACCATTCACATGAGTGTTATAAGCGAGAACATCTAGTATGCTAGATAGTCCAGACGCTTCAAAGTCATAATCAGTAAACTCACCACTTTGCTTGTAGTAGGTCTTCAGTTTATTTTTAATGTTTACAAAATCGAGATCCGACGTTGATATAGGCATTTAGCGTATCCTCGCAATATTCACGTTCAAACTTACCTGCTCTAATGTACTGATAACCTGAAAGGTGATTGTTAAATCTAAAGAGTTATAATCGGGTGAAAATTTACTAACGACCCTTTGTAGTTTCGCTCGTGGTTCGTAATTATTAATAGCGTTGCGTACCATCGATTTGATATTATCGTCGTCAAACTCATCACCTAACTCAAATAACATACCTTCCAAGTTCGCTCCAAATGACGGAGCAAAAGGTTTAGACCCTCTGTTACACAACAAAAGATTCTTGACAGACTGAGCCACAGAGGAGGCCTCCGTCTTCTTGTATATATCTCCAGATGGTTTCACCGTAAACGAACAATCGATATCCGAGTTTTTCTTTTGAATAGAACTCGTGATTGGTCGAGTGGTAAGATTGCCATCTTCTATTGATGTGAGTTTTTTAACTGACATGGGCTTCCAACTCTTTTTGTAGTATTTATACAGTTTGCTAAGGCGCAACAATCTCAATCTTGGTAGGAATGCCGAGTAATTCCAAAACATCACAAAAACTTAGCGTTAATAGTTCTAACAACTTACCGAGTCCGATGGCATCAAGGAATTTTTTAATCTTTTTTATCCATATACTCAATAAATGCCATTGCCAGTTAAGCGCAAAGTCGCGAGCACCTTTCTTGAAGTTATCAATATCTTGCTCTGCGGATTTAACTTTTCCTTCCATGTCACCGCCTATGATATCATCATATACGTTGAAACCAAGAATTTCTATTTCTTTCAATTGGTCAGCAATCATCGCATAACCCTTACCTTGAAGTTTAGCCTTCTCAGCATCTAGGTCGGGTTCCGACATGCCTTCGAAGAATCCTTCAACTCGTTCTATTTGTTGATTGACTTCGGCAATCTTATCTTTAACTTCATCCTCTATCTGTTTGATAGTAGAATCTATCCATTCATTGATATCAAAGTTCAATAGGTCTGGGAGTGAAGGTAATCCTAATGCGTCCCAAATCTCTTTAAATTTTTTGATGAGTTTGTTAAACAGATCCCACACCAGATTGGTAACCGCATTCATCATTTCAGACT